CCTAAGCTCATGGAAGACGGCGACAAAGACCCAGCGTTGCAAGCGGCTGAGCAGCAGATGCAGGGCATGGCTCAGGAAATGGAGCAGATGCACACTATGCTTCAGAACGTGTCTAAGTCGATTGAAGTGCAGGACTTGGAGCGTAAAGACTACGAGGCGCAAATTAAAGCGTTTGACGCTGAAACCAAACGTATCTCGGCAGTTCAAGCTGGCATGACCTTCGAGCAGATTCAAGACATCGTGCGAGGCACTATTGCCGCAGCACTAGATACTGGTGATCTGATTGGCGGTGCGCCTGAGCGTGAATCGTTTGAAATGCCAATGGAACAGCAGATGCCTCCGCCAGAACAACCCATGATGCCACCTGAAGGGATGCCACCACAATGAAATGCGCTGAATTTGTTGGAATGATGTTTCTAGCCCGTGACGTGACGCATAGCGTTCACTTGAACACGCGTTCGTATGCCAAGCATAAAGCACTGCAAAAGTTCTATGAGAACATCATTGATCTAGCTGATAGTTTTGCTGAAGCTTATCAAGGCAGACATGGTTTAATTGGTCCAATCGGACTACAATCTGCTAAGAAGACAACCAATGTCGTTGAGTTTCTTGAGAATCAACTTGAAGAGATTGAGAAATGTCGGTATGAGGTCTGTGAAAAGACTGACACACCGCTTCAAAATCTGATTGACGGCATTGTTGAACTGTACCTTTCCACATTATATAAGCTTCGCTTCCTTTCCTAAGGCGCATCATGGCAAATTACACGTATATTGAAGCAACCACACAAATCAAAAACGGCGCCGGCAAGATCAAAGGCGTTTTTGTAAGCGCAGCTTCTAGCACGCCTACAATTACGGTTTATGATGAGGCTAACGGTGGCACAACTAAAGTGCTGTTGGCTACCTTTACCCCCGTTGCGGCTACTTTTTACCCACTTGGTGTCGATGGCGCGTTTGCCAATAAAGGCCTCAATGTTGCGATAGGTGGCACGGTCAAAGCTACAGTTATTTACGAATAGGAATCGCCATGAGCCGCTTAATTTTTAATGCCGTATTAGGCGGCACGACCACTTTAGAGTCAACCAACTCGGCGGATACCTTTCTAATCACTGTGCCAGCCGCAAACGGCACAATGTCGCTTAAAGATTCGTCAGGCGATGCAACATTCCGTAATATCACGCTTACTGGCGCAGTCTTGGCTGGTGCCTGGAACGGCTCGACCATTACGGTGCCATACGGTGGCACGGGCGCTGTAACTTTGACGGGTTATGTCAAGGGCAATGGCGCATCAGCCATGACGGCCTCGGCGACCATTCCTAACACCGACATTACGGGTCTGGGCACGATGTCCACCCAGAATGCTAGCGCCGTGTCTATAACTGGCGGCACAATTACTGGTTTGAGTTCTGCTATTCCTGTTCCCTCGGGCGGCACAGGTGCTGCAACGCTTACGGGGTATGTGATTGGTAACGGCACGTCAGCAATGACAGCAAGTGCCACGATCCCCAATACCGCTATTACCGGTTTGGGTACGATGTCTACGCAAGGCGCGGATGCTGTGGCCATTACTGGTGGCACGGCTAACGGCCTGACCATTGGTGCGTCTAATCCTGCCGCGGGCGTGTTTACAACTCTGCGGTTTAACTCGACTCTATCAGCTAACGGCGCAACAGGCACGGCTGGTCAAGTGTTGACCTCTAACGGCGCGTCGGCGCCTACTTGGCAGTCTGTGGCCGGTGTGGGTACAGTCACCTCAGTTGATGGCTCAGGTGGTACAACTGGTCTGACTTTGACCGGCGGTCCAATCACAGCGTCTGGTACGCTGACTTTGGGCGGTACATTGGCTATTGTTAACGGTGGTACAAACACCACGTCGTATGCAACGGGCGATATTTTGTACGCATCCGCAACTGACGTGCTGTCTAAACTTACCGCCGGCTCTAACGGTCAAGTATTGACTTTAGCGGCAGGCGTGCCTTCTTGGGCAACACCAACTACAGGTACGGTCACATCTGTTGGTGGCACAGGTACTGTTAACGGTTTGACGCTAACGGGTACAGTTACATCAAGCGGCAACTTAACGCTTGGCGGCACACTTGATCTGTCAGCCCCTCCTGCTATTGGTGGTGCAACACCAAACACCGGCGCGTTTACAACTATTTCTGCAACTGGCGTTGTAACCGTTTCCGCTGGAACAGTAAGTGCACCGGCAATTACTACGACAGGCGATACCAATACAGGCATATTTTTCCCTGCTGCGGATACCATTGCATTTGCGGAAGGCGGCGCCGAAGCAATGCGTATTGATTCCAGCGGCAACATTGGAATTGGTACTACTACTTCAGCTTCAACAACCGCGCTAACGGTACAAATTGAATCGCCAAAAAATACTGTTTTGCAAGGCGCAGGTTATGGAGTAGCGCCAGCTATCAATCTTAGATCTGCTGGCGGCACTGTTGCATCCCCCAGTGCAACCGCTTCTTCACCAATGAACATTGTCGGCGCAACAACTGATGATGGCACAACATTTCGAAATACCATATCAATTGTTGGTACTATCGAATCTACACCTACGTTGACTAGCCATCCTACGGCTATCTTATTCAATACAACGTCTGTAAATTCAATATCTCGTGCTGAACGCATGAGAATTGATTCTAGCGGTAATGTTGGTATTGGAACCGCAACGCCTGGGGCTAAACTTGCAGTTGTTGGTACTGGATATAGCCCCAACATTACGTTGTCCGATGCGGCCACAATTGCGTGGGATACATCGACAGGTCAAGTAGCAACATTTACGTTTGTGTCAAGCAACCGCACGATGGGCGCACCGACCAATTTGGTAAACGGTGCGTTCTACGCGTTAGCTGTCATTCAAAACGCTGGTAGCAACACGTTGACCTGGAACTCGGTGTTTAAGTGGGCCGCGGGCACAGCACCAACATTGTCAACAGCCGCTGGGGCGAAAGATTATTTCACTTTCCGCTCTGACGGCACAAACCTCTATCAACAAGGCATCTCACAGGCGGTGGCGTAATGTTTCCTGTATTGGCCGGCAGTAACCCGTCAGGATATAACCTAACCCGCTCGCTGCGGTTTAGGTCTAGTGCGTCTGCGTATTTAAATCGGACGTATGTCGCCAGCCCAACTGACTATAGAAAATACACGTTTTCTGCATGGGTCAAACTTGGTGCGCTTGGTGTTAGCCGCAGGTTAATTGACGCTGGTTCTGGTAGCGATACAGGGCTATTAAATATAAATTCAGACGGAACGCTTGAGTTTGCAATCGTTGTATCTGGTTCTGGCACAACATATTTAAAAACAAACAATCTACTGCGTGACCCGTCTGCGTGGTATCACATTGTTTTTAGTTGTGACACTTCTGTTGGTTCAAATCAATTTAAGTTTTACGTTAATAACGTACAAGCAAGCTATTCGACAAACACAGCTATAACAATCAACTATGGAACATATTTAAATAGCGGTAGTTCCGTAGCTCAATTAGGTCGCTCCGCAACTTACGCCCAGTATTTTGACGGCTACATGACCGAAATCAATTTCATTGACGGTCAAGCCCTTACCCCATCATCGTTTGGCTCAACCAACGCATTAACAGGTGTTTGGCAACCAGCACAATACACAGGCACATACGGTACAAACGGCGTATATTTGCCATTCACGGACAACTCTGCGCTGACTACAAGCAGTAACGTAGGCTTGGGTAAAGATTTCTCAGGCAACGGTAACTATTGGGTGACGAATAACATCAGCATAACGGCTGGTGTGACATACGACTCCATGACAGATGTGCCTACGCTGACGAGTGCTACGGCGGCTAACTACTGCACATGGAATCCTTTAAGTAATACTGCGGGTTCTTTAACAAATGGAAATTTAACTTTTAACGGCACTGCTGGTGTTGCGGTGCGAGGCAATTCAACTTTTGCGGTGTCAAGTGGTAAATGGTATTTTGAATCTACGCTAACCACAGCGGATACATTTACAGTTGTTGGTATTGGACAAGGGTTTATTACTAATCAATATCCAGGTTTTGATGCGTTATCTTATGTTCAAACTTTAGAAAATGCAACATCAGTAAATAATAACGTAGTTACATCTTACGGCAGCGTGTTTGTTGCGGGCGATGTATTTATGTGCGCTTTTGATTTAACAAACAATAAAATTTTCTTTGGTAAAAACGGAACTTGGTTTAATTCAAGTGATCCTGCTGCGGGGACAAATCCAGCTTATACAATTACCGCCGGAACGTACTCCCCAATAGCTAGACCTTATGGGTCAGGTGTGGTGCTTAACTCAAACTTTGGTCAACGCCCATTTGCCTACACACCCCCCACTGGCTTTGTTGCGCTCAATGCGTTTAACTTGCCGACTAGCACTATCGTCAAGGGTAATACGGTGATGGACGCAACCTTGTATACGGGTAACGGATCAACGCAAACAATTACTAACGCTGCGGGGTTTAGACCTGATCTAGTGTGGGATAAGCGCAGAGATTCGGCTGGCAATAACGGCCTTTTTGATTCTGTAAGAGGTGCAGGAAATTGGATTAGCTCCAATGCTACAAATGCTGAAACATCCGGAGTTAATGGCGTTTCTGCTTTTAACTCTAACGGGTTTTCTGTTGGCAGCCATCCTGACTACAATACCAACGCTGCTACTCAAGTTGCTTGGCAATGGCAAGCAGGACAAGGCTCAACATCAACCAACACAAACGGCACAATCACATCGACTGTAAGTGTTAATGCTACTGCTGGGTTTAGTGTGGTGACGTATACGGGTAACTCAACGGCTGGCGCGACAGTAGGACATGGATTGGGCGTTGCGCCATCTTTTATTATTGTGAAATGTCGAAACTTTGCTACTGAGTGGTATGTAAAAGCGACTGCAATTTCTGGCGCAAGTAATAACGCATTGAAACTTCAATCGACAGATGCAGTTACATCAGCATTCAATTATTGGAATAGCACTGCTCCAACATCAACCGTTTTTACTCTCGGTAATGATGGTGGGGTAAATGGGGCTGCTAATTATGTCGCTTATTGTTGGACGCCCATAACAGGCTTCTCAGCGTTTGGTAGCTACACGGGTAATGGCAGCACAAACGGCGCATTTATTTACACAGGGTTTAGGCCGCGATTTGTGTTAGTTAAACAAACTGACGCGGCGGGGAATTGGATTATTTGGGATACGGCTCGATCAACATATAATCAAATGCAAGATTATTTGGTGCCAAATAGTTCTGGCGCTGAATTAAATAACGTCCTTGTTTCAATTGATGCGGTATCTAACGGATTCAAATGTCGTACCGCGGATGATGACATTAACGGAAGCGGAAACACATACATTTACATGGCGTTCGCAGAATCGCCTTTTCGCAATAGCTTGGCTCGTTAAGGAAAACAAATGTTTGCAATAATCTCCAACGGCGCTATCGCCCTCCTAGTCCCCGCTGGCACAGCCTTCACATGGGACGGCGTTCAATACCCTGCCAACTGGTGCAACCTGTCTAGCCCCGAAGAAAAGGCTGCAATCGGCATGGTGGATGTGGTGTACGGCTCACAGCCATCCGATGTCTATTACTGGGTCAGCCAAGACGCTCCTGTGTACGCAGACGGTGTGGTGACAATCAACTACACAGCAACGCCTAAAGACCTGTTTATGTTGCAAAACAACGCCGTGACAGCCGTTCAGCAACAGGCGTATTCAATCCTGCTCCCAAGCGATTGGCGTGTAGTCAAAGGCTACGAAACCAAATCCGCCATTCCGGCCGATTGGGATACATGGCGCCAGACTATCCGCACACAGTGCGACACACAAATTCAAACTATTTCAGCTTGCACAACTGTTGCAGAACTAGCAGCGTTGCCGCCGGTTGATTGGGCGCATGACCCTAATTGGGTACCTCCTGCTGTACAGGAAGATGCGCCCGCTATATAATTTTTAACGTATCGGCCCGTTAGACCGAGGTTTCTTAGGAAACAAAAATGTCAGAAGAAGTAACCTTAGCGGAAGTACCCGCGCCAGAACAGGACGTTACGGCAACACCTGTACCTGAAGTTTCAGCGCCGGAAGTAGTCGAAGTTGATCAGCAAGAGGAAAAGAAATACTCCCAAGCTGAAATCGACGCGATGATTGGTAAACGACTTGCAAGAGAGCAACGTAAGTGGGAAAGAGAACAGACGCAACGTGCGGTGCAAGCCCCACAGCCAAGTGCTCCACCCGTACCGGAAGGTTTTGCATCCACTGAAGAGTACATCGACGCAGTAGCCGAGTACAAAGCAGCGGAAAAGCTTGCGGCACGCGAAGCACAAAAGCAGCAATCTGCAATCTTAGAGTCTTACCACGACAAGGAAGAAGAAGCGCGGACGAAGTACGACGACTTTGAACAAGTCGCCTACAACCCCAACCTTCCAATCACTGACGTGATGGCTCAAACCATTCAAGCTTCTGATATTGGTCCCGACATGGCTTATCACCTAGGGGCAAATCCGAAAGAAGCTGAGCGGATTTCCAGACTTTCGCCATTCTTACAAGCCAAAGAAATTGGGAAGCTCGAAGCCAAATTGGCCGCTGATCCTCCTACCAAAAAGACCTCTTCGGCGCCAACGCCTATTAGTCCGGTCACTGCAAGAAGCACGGGGTCACCCTCGTACGATACAACCGACCCACGCTCCATCAAGTCGATGAGCACCTCGGATTGGATTGAAGCTGAAAGGCAGCGTCAGATTAAGAAGCAAGAAGCGCTACGTAACCGCTAACTTACTTTTTTAAAGGAACTGCCATGTCAAATAGCTTATTGACCATTGACATGATCACCCGTAAGTCTCTCGAAATCCTTGAGAACAACCTGGTGCTCACACGTAACGTAAACCGCCAATATGACGACTCCTTTGCTGTTGAAGGCGCCAAAATTGGTTCAACCCTCCGTATCCGCCTGCCCGATCGCGCGCTGGTGACTGACGGTGCCGCTCTGCAAGTTCAGGCCGACAACGAACAGTTCACAACGCTGACCGTGTCCAGCCAAAAGCATATCGGCGTAAACTTCACGTCTGCCGAACTCACAATGCAATTGGACGATTTTGCAGAGCGTGTGTTGAAGCCTCGCGTTTCGCAGCTTGCCTCTTCGGTTGACGCCGACGTTGCAACTTCGTACAAAGGCATTGCTAACTCGGTAGGCACTCCAGGCACAACTCCTTCGACTTCTTTGGTTCTGCTTCAAGCTAACCAGAAGCTCAACGAGTTTGCTACGCCTATGAGCCCACGCTATGCGACTGTTAACCCAGCCGCAAACGCAGGGCTTGTCGAAGGCATGAAGGGTCTGTTTAACCCAACCGGTACTATCAGCCGCCAGTTCAAGAACGGCATGATGGGCGAGGGCATTTTGGGTCTGGACGAGATCAATATGTCGCAGTCAATCAGCAACCACACGAACGGCGATTGGGGCACAACCATCACTGTGACATCGACTGTCGCAACTGAAGGTCAAGCCACTTTGCCAATCAGCTTTACTGGTTCGAGCAAAACATGGAACGTGGGCGACGTCTTCACCATCGCTGGTGTTTTCGCTGTTAACCCACAGACCCGTCAATCAACCGGTAGCCTCCAACAGTTCACAGTAACTGCTGCGGTAACTGGTTCTTCGACTGCAACTCTGAGCATCAGCCCAGCTCTGTACACAGCATCAAACGCATTGGCTACTGTCAATTCGTTCCCACAGGCATCTGCCGTTGTGACGATGTTGGGTTCGGCTGCAACAGCTTATCCACAAAACTTGGTCTACCACAAAGATGCCATTAGCTTTGCTACGGCTGACTTGTTGTTGCCACAGGGCGTTGACATGGCTTCGCGCCAAGTCCACAACGGTATTTCGTTGCGTATCGTACGTCAGTACGACATCAACAACGACCGCCTCCCCTGTCGTATTGACGTGCTGTATGGCTACGCTGCCATCCGTCCCGTCACTGCCGTCCGTCTCTGGGGCTAAACCAGTGGGGGCTTCGGCCCCCATTCGTAACTTATTTAAAGGATATTTATCATGGCACTTTCTAATGGCACAGGCGGTTATCAAATCGGTGCGGGCGCAACTGACGAAGCAATTATGTTCGTTCAGGGCGCACCTCTTGCATTGGCAGCCGCAGCAACTGCAACGTCTGCACAACTACAAAATGGTCTGTTTGTTTTTGACGGCACCGCTGGCAACCTAACCTTGCCAACAGTTGCTTTGTTGGAAGCAGATATGTTGAGCGCACAAAAAGTCAATTCTGCATTTGACTTCTTTATCATCAACACAGATGGTGCAGATTCAGTCACTTTGGCTGTTGGCACTGGTTGGACAATTGTTGGAGCGGCTGCGGTAACTACCGCAACGTCAGGTCATTTCCGCGCGCGCAAGACTGGCGACGGCACTTGGACTGCATACCGCATTAGCTAATGTAACGACCCCGCCCTTCGGGGCGGGTTTTATAAGGAAATATTATGGCTAATACCAAACCAGTAGGCGTAGCCTACTCAGACCCTGATTTATCAAGCGGTACAATTGACAACACACCTATTGGTGCTGTAACACCTAATACTTTTGTTGGTACGACAGTGTACGCAACTTCTGAAATTGGTTACTCCGCTGCTGCACAAGGCGCAGTTACTCAGCTGACAGACAAAGCTACAGCAGTTACGCTAAATAATTCAGCAGGGCGTATTACAATGAACGCAGCTTCTTTAGCTGCAACTACTAACGTCACATTTACGTTGACTAACAGTTTGTTGACGGCTAAAGACGTGTTGATCTTAAACGTCACTAACGGTACATCGGCTGCGTACAACTGCTGGGTATCTAGCATGGGTGCAGGGTCGGCGACTATTACGTTGCGTAACATCAGCGCAAGCCCTTTGGCTGAAGCTGTTGTGATCAACTTTGCAATTATTCATTGCGCTTAATAAGGCGGGGGCCTCGGCCCCCAACTCAAAATGAACATATACTTACAACACCCTCTGCACGGTCAAAAAGTTGCCACGATGGAACTTGAAGCCGAAGAAGATGAAAAAAACGGTTGGGTGCGTTATACTTTGGATACGCCCGAGGCGGAGCCGGTAAACGAGCTAAAACGTAAACGTAAAACCGCGGAGTAGCCATGAGTACAACAGCCGGCGATCAAATCAATGGGGCGTTACGCCTAATCGGCCAACTAGCTGAGGCTGAAGTGCCCTCAGCCGCTACGTCTGAGGATGCGCTGGCAACACTTAACCAGATGATTGACTCATGGAATACTGAGCGATTGTCGGTTTATGCTACGCAAGACCAAGTCTTTTCTTGGACGCCTGGGTTTATAACCCGCACCCTTGGTCCTACGGGAGATTTCATTGGAAACCGCCCGATTCTTATTGACGATTCAACTTATTTCCGCGATCCTGCTTCTGGCATTTCATTTGGCATTAAGCTGATTAACCAACAACAATACAACGGTATCGCGGTCAAAACGGTCACGTCAACTTATCCACAAGTCATGTTTGTGAATATGACTTACCCCAACATCACAATGACCGTCTATCCAGTGCCAACTAAGGTACTGGAATGGCATTTTGTGTCGGTTCAAGAGCTTACAACGCCCGCGCTATTAAGCACGCCCTTGGCGTTTCCGCCAGGGTATCTCCGCGCGTTTAAATACAATTTGGCGTGTGAGCTCGCTCCCGAGTTTGGTGTTGAGCCCTCGCCTACGGTGCAGCGCGTTGCGATGACGTCTAAACGTAACTTGAAGCGCATCAACAATCCTGACGACATCATGTCCTTGCCATACTCGATTGTGGCCACACGTCAGCGCTTTAACATTTTTGCGGGTAACTACTAATGCAGTCACCTATCCTCGGATCAGCTTATACGGCTCGCAGCGTCAATGCTGCGGATAACCGTATGATCAATCTCTTTCCTGAGATTATTCCCGAGGGTGGGCATACCCCAGCGTTTCTTAACCGCGCGCCAGGTTTAAAGCTTGAAGTCGCAGTGGGCACGGGTCCGGTACGCGGGCTGTGGACGTTTGGCGGATACGCGTATGTGGCATCAGGGAATACCCTATATAAGTTAGACACGGAATACAACATTACAACAATTGGCACGCTGGCTAACGACGGCCCCGTGTCAATGGCCGATGATGGCACGCATTTGTTTGTGGCGTGTAACGGCCCAAGCTTTGTTTATAACGCTACAACACTAGCGTTTGGCCAGATCACAGACGTAGACTTCCCAGGCGCACTGACCGTGTCTTACCTTGGCGGCTACTTTGTCTTTATTGAACCCGACAGCCAGCGGGTGTGGGTAACAGAGTTGCTTGACCCTACATCTATTGACCCGCTTGACTTTGCAAGCGCTGAAGGCAGCCCTGACGGTTTGGTGTCCTCCATTACCGATCACTCTGAGGTTTGGCTGTTTGGCACAAACTCGGTTGAGGTTTGGTACAACGCGGGCGGTGCAGACTTTCCTTTACAGCGCATTCAGGGCGCGTTTAACGAGATTGGATGCGCGGCTACCTATTCGGTTGCTAAGCTTGATAACGGCCTGTTTTGGCTAGGTGCTGACGCACGTGGGCGGGGTATTGTCTATCGCGCTAACGGTTACACCGGAACTCGTATTAGCACCCACGCTGTTGAATGGCAGATTCAGCAATACGGCGACATCTCTGACGCTATTGCGTACACGTACCAGCAAGACGGCCATGCGTTTTATGTGCTGACCTTTCCTACCGCTGATCGCACTTGGGTGTACGACGTGGCCACGCAAGCGTGGCATGAGCGCGCAAGCTTTACCAATGGCGACTTTGGCCGTCATCGCAGCAATTGCCAAATGGCATTTAACAGCGAAATTATCGTAGGCGATTACCAAAACGGCAACTTGTATTCGTTTGATTTAGAAGTCTACGCAGACGGCCCCCGCGTACAGAAATGGCTGCGGTCGTGGCGTGCATTGCCTACCGGCACAAACAACCTAAACCGTACGGCACAGCACAGTCTGCAATTAGACGCTGAGTCAGGCGTGGGTGCGGTGGGCGTGACTGAAGTGCCTGGGCATATCTACCTGACCCCGTTGACTATCGGCGACTTGGGCATTGAAGACGAGATTGTTATCGTCAATTCAATTGATCTGTATGTCGAGCCACAAGTCATGTTGCGCTGGTCCGATGACGGTGGGCACACGTGGTCTAACGAACATTGGCAGTCAATGGGCACTAAAGGTGCGTACGGCACCCGTGTCTTTTGGCGACGCCTTGGCATGACGCTTAAATTGCGTGATCGTGTTTATGAGGTGTCAGGCACTGATCCGGTTAAGATTGCTATCATGGGTGCTGAATTACACATGAGTGCTACAAATGGCTAACGTCACCCAAATTCCAGCACCTCGTGTGCCAATTGTGGACCCCACAACAGGGCTTATGTCGCGCGAATGGTTTAGGTTTTTTAACGCCGTATATGAACAACTTGGAGGCGGCGAAGGCGGCGCTTCTGGCACCTTTACAACCGTCGATTCTAAAACCGTGACTGTTGTCAACGGCATTATTACAGGGATAGTCTGATGTCAATTAACATTTCCTACTTAGCTGGCGCAGGCGCTCAATTCTTTGACAGCAACGGCGACCCCTTGGCCGGCGGTCTGCTGTACACGTACAACGCCGGCACCACGACACCTGTGTCAACTTACACGTCACGCTCGGGCGCAGCCTTTAACACCAACCCAATCGTGTTGAATTCGTCAGGCCGCACGCCCGCTGAGATTTGGCTAGAGGGTGGCGTGTTGTACAAGTTTGTGCTAAAAGACTCAACCTTTGTTCAGATTGGCAGCTACGACAACATCCCCGCGGTAAACGACCCAACCACAACCAACAACCTGATTACGGTTGCCGGAACCAACGCACTGACGGGTTTAGCTATTCCTCCTTTGGAGGGCTATACGGCCGGAGCACAGTACAGCTTTATCGCGCAAAACACAAACACCGGCGCCGTCACACTAGACATTGACAGCTTGGGTGTTAAAGCTGTAACCAAGTTTGGCTCTACGCCTTTGGTTGCGGGCGACATCATTGCAAGTGCTTTAGTTATTGTTGAGTACGATGGCACACGTTTTCAATTGCTAACCGCAGGCAAAACGACATTTAATTACATTCTTGAAACGACTACTGTGTCGGCGACAGCGTCTACCGGCACGATTAACTATGATGTGCTGACGCAACCCGTTTTGTATTACACGACCAACGCTTCAGCTAACTGGACCATGAATTTTCGTGGTTCAGCAACTGCGTCGCTTAACAGCATAATGAGCGTTGGGCAAACCGTGTCGGTTACGTTCATGTCTACGCAAGGCGCGACTGCTTATTACAACAACGCAGTTACGATTGACGGTTCGGCTGTTACGCCTAAATGGCAGGGCGGCACCGCTCCTACGATTGGCAACGCAAGCGGAATAGACGTATACACATACGCCATCATTAAAACAGCAAGCGCCACGTTTACCGTGCTTGCTTCACAGACTCAGTTTAAATAAATATGCCACGTCTAGCTACCATCGGTGCTGCATCTAGTGGGTCTTTTGGACTTTTGTCTATACCCACGTACGACGTCGAATATCTAGCCATTGCCGGTGGCGGCGGTGGCGGGTTTAGCTCCGGCACGGGCGGCGGCGGCGCGGGCGGCTATTTGACCGGTACACTTAAAGTCATCGCTGGCAAAGCGTACACAATTGTTATCGGCGGGGGCGGTTCATCCGTATCTAACGGAAGCAACACTACCGGCGCGGGGCTTACCATCGTGGGCGGCGGTGCGGGTGGCGGCAGTGCGGGCGGCTCGGGCGGCGGGGGCAGCGCGTATTCCGGCGCGGGCGGCGCAGCTACATCAGGACAAGGTAACGCTGGTGGCTCGGGCGGCGGTAACTCAGGCAACGACGAAAAGTATGGAGGCGGCGGCGGCGGCGCGGGCGCGGTTGGTAACGGCGCAGGCGGCGTTAGCGGCGGTATTGGCGGCGCTGGATTAGCTAGTTCAATTAACGGCACAAGCGTTACTCGTGCAGGCGGCGGCGGCGCGTCAAACAATACCGCGTACGGTGGAGCGGCTAACGGAAGCGCAGGCGGTTCAGGTGGGGGCGGCGCAGGCGGCAATAACTACGCTGGCGGCTCAGGCGACGCGGGCGTAGCGGGTTCAATCAATACCGGTTCAGGCGGCGGCGCAGGCGGCGGATATGCTACTCAAGGCCAGCCAGGCGGTGCGGGCGGTTCAGGCCTGTACATCATCCGTTACCTCGGGCCACAACGCGCAACGGGCGGCACGATTACATCATCGGGCGGCTATACAATCCATTCGTTCACGACTTCAGGGGTGTACGGAGCATAATGCCTTACTTTGCAAAAGTTCCTACGATTACAGACGGCAAAGGTATTGTCGAAGAGGTAATCCGCGCCGATCAAGACTTTATCAACACAGGTCTTGTGGGCGACCCGTCTAACTGGCTTGAAACGTCGTACAACACCCGCGGCAACGTCTTATATTTGCCTAATTCAAATACGCCTAACCCTGATCAGTCAGCTAAATTGCGCGGCAATTACGCTGGCGCGGGCTACACCTACGACTTGGTCAACGACGTGTTCTACGCCCCCGACCCAGGTCCAGGCTGGGTGTTGGACACAAACACTTGGCTATGGGTTGAAGTGCCATGAATATGACATTGGCATATTGCTGCGCATCGGTTAACATCTACGTACATAAATGTGAGTGCGTATGTTAGTGCGAAAAGCTACTGAAGCCGACTTAGACAAGTACGTCACGCTTGCGCAAGCATTTCACGCAGCGTCGCCTATGCACGGCGTAGTAGAGTTTGATCGCGAAGGATACGGCCAGTTTTATTTGTCTTCGTTGCAAAACGAATCTATCGGCGTATGGTTAGCCGAGTTAGATGGTGAGATTGTAGGTATTTCAGGTGCAATTGCATACCCGTTGTACTTCAGCCCTAGCGCAATAGTAGTACAAGAATTGTGGTGGTGGTTGACCCCAGACGCTCGCGGGAGCGGAGCCGGCGCGGCTATGTTCAAGCAGATCGAAGCTTGGGCAAAAGAGCGCAGCGCATCAGCGTTGTTTATGATTGCACTTGAAGATGATCGAGCGCAGAAAATGGAAAAACTATACTTGCGAGCCGGCTTCAGACCAATGGAACGCACATTTATTAAAGAGGTTACATCATGGCTATAGCAACCGGCACCGCGCTTGCTCTTACCGCTGCCGCTTCTGTTGCGGGCAGCGCTTTATCGGCTGGCGCCGCGGGGCGAGCGTCTAGAACTCAAGTTGACGCGTCGCGGGAAGCTGCCGAACTTCAATATAAAATTTCACAAGAACAAATTGCGGCGCAACGCGAAACACTTGACAAACAATTAGCCGCGCAAGGTGGGTTTCTTGATAAACAATTGGCCGCCAGTTATGCCACGCTAGACAAACAATTAGCGTTTCAAAAACAAATTTACGAACAGCAACGCACGGACTTGGCGCCTTACCGCGAAGCGGGTCAAGCTGGGCAAAACAAACTTTTAGAATACCTTGGCATTGGCGGCAGTACCGCCGCGCCTGGGTATGGCAAATACGCTACGGCTGAGTTTACGCCTGAAGCGTTTGCCGCAGGACAAGACCCAGGCTACGGTTTCCGTATGTCCGAAGGTTTAAAAGCTGTTGATCGTCAGGCAGCCGCCCGTGGTGGTTTAATTTCTGGTGCGGCTCTTAAGGCATCCCAGCGTTTTGGTCAGGAAATGGCGTCGCAAGAGTACGGCAACGCGTTTAACCGTTACCAAACAATTCGCGGCAACACACTAAGCCCGTATCAGAACTTACAAGGCGTGGGGTTAAACGCCGCTAACATGACCGGTGCTGCGGGTGCTAATTACGGCAGCGCTGGTGGCCAAGCAATGGGCGCAGCCGGCGGAACCGCAGCAAATGCGTACGGCGCAGCTTCACAAGGTGCTACAGGCGCGTATGGCGCGCTAGGCACAGGCACTTACAACGCTTTGGGCGGGTATGGTCAAGGCGCGTCTGAGACGATGCTAGGTGGTGCTAACGCGCGCGCGTCTGGCTACATTGGTGGTGCTAACGCAATTACGGGTGGCATTAGCAACCTCAGTAACTTGTATTACCAAAATCAATTGTTGAATATGTTTGCTAACCGCGGCGGCGGCGGCAATGCTTTAAGCGGTTTAGGCGGCTTAAGCCCTAATGATTAAGGATTAAATATGCCAATCAACCCAAACATTGCGTTAGGCGCTCAACCTCAACAACAGCCCAATATGCTTGGCCAACTTGGTCAGATGATGGCTATCAAAGCCGCCCAGCAAGAAATGGAAGGTAATGAGGGTGTGCGTAACGCGCTTTCGCGCGGTGCGCCTGAAGACCCAACTCAATTGTTGCAATACGGCAAACAAGGCCGCGCTACGTACGAATCTTTGCTTAAGGGCAAAAAAGAACAGTTAGAGTCAGCCGAAAAACGGTTAACTATGACAGGTCAAATTGCCGGTTATGTTCGTGACAACCCAACACCTGAAAACTTCATGTCCGCCGTAGGCACTATGGTGCAAAACGGTGTGCTCACTCGCGCGCAAGCCGAACGCGTTATTGCTGATGCGGGCACCGATCCATCTAAAATTAAATCGTACGCAGAGCGCGCGGCGTCTGACGCGCTCAAAGAAGCCGACAGGTTAACCGCGCGCACTAGAATTCAAGCTGCTAACATTAGCGCCGCGCCTGGCCATCGTCAAGCTGACATTGCCGGTCGCCGTTTGTCTATTGAAGAACAAGATCGTGCTGAAGTAGCTGCGCTTATGCGCGGCGAAGCACCTACTGCTGCTCCTGCAATGGCTGCGCCCGTAAGCGCCGGTGGTGTTCCGACTGGTGTTTCTGCGCCTACAAACGCCCTTGCACCCGCATCAGCGGCTGCGCCAACCAACGCTCTTGTAACGCCTAATGCTGCGCCAACAGGCGACGTGTTTGATCAAATAAATTCCATAGACGCGCAAATTGCGCAGTTAATGAGAACCGGCAATCCTAAAGCAACAGCTATTGCACAAGTGCTTAACTCGCAGCGTACTCAATTGTTGGCGTCTGCTAAACAAGAGTTTGGCGGTAATCAAATTCCGGTTGAAACAACAGGCCCCGATGGAAGACCAATTACCGTAATGATGCGTCCAAATAGATACGGCGTAAACGTCCCTGTCGAAACTGCTCCACTCCCATTAAGCACTGATGCGTCAGCAACTGGTGGCACAGGCATTAGTCCAACTGTGGCGCGTCCAGCGCCTACGGCTGCGGTGTTAAAAGAACGTCAAGCGGCCGAGCGACTACCTGAAGCCATCGCCATGAACAACGACGCCATTCGTAAAATTGACGAAATGATTGGCGGTGTTGACGCTAAAGGCAATCCTTTGCCTGGTGCAAAAGGTAAGCCGCATCCTGGCTTTACAGGTGCTGTAGGATTTGGGTTAGGCGCCCAATATATTCCAGGAACTGATGCGCGAGGGTTTAAAGCCAGACACGAAGAAGTTCTTGGGCAAGCTTTCTTGGACGCGTTTGAGGCGCTTAAAGGTGGCGGCGCTATCACTCAGATAGAAGGCGAAAAAGCTACTTCTGCGCGCACCCGTATGGCTTTAGCTACAAGCGAAAAAGAATACATGGACGCTGCCCGTGAATACCAAGGCGTGCTAAAAAGAGGTATAGAAAACGCGCGCTCTCGCATACAGCGTTCAGGTGGCACACCACCACCCAGCTCTAGCACGCCCTCTTCAATAGATGCGTTACTTGATAAGTACAAATAGCTATGGCCACACTAGAACAGCTTTCAGCCGCGCTAGTTAAAGCGGATGCGGCGGGTAACGCAGAAGACGCAAAAGCGTTTGCCGACGCAATTCGACAAATGCGCGCGCCGTCAGAAGGAATGCCAAGCGAGCGCAAAATGTCAATGGGCGAAGCTTTTATGCAAGTGCCCGCGGGCATTTA